ATTTCGAGATTTCTATATTTTGCTCGATCTATTAGATTATTATAATGTTGTATATAGTTCATACTATATTTATCATGTCGGCCACTTTTTATCGCAACCGTTGCTGTCGACGTTTTGTACAATCATTGTTATAATTCGTGGACCACGTTGTCCTACCTGGTTAAACCAAGCAGAACTCTTTAATTGTGCTCCAGCTTCATTGAAATTACCTGCCTTCATTGCTGCTAAGAAGCTCTTGAATTTGGATAATTCACCTTCACCCATATTGTAACATAAGTCTGCACATGCACGTTTTCTAATATCAGATAAACCACTCCAACAATCCATACCTAATAATCGTTGTGCGCCACCTATTGAACTTGGCGCATCAGACTGGAACCAAGTGTTGACTTGTGCTTCGGAAATAGTAGTCGGTACAGGATATTGTGATATTTCATTTTGACGCAATAAGTGACCAATGCCGCCTGTTGGCAAACCCTTTGTATCCTTATAAGAGACGTATTTTACACCTTCGTTTATCTTTAGTTCGCATTGATAAGCGGCCATGTTAAAGTCTTTGGATATTGCACTATCTTCGGCTGGTACAGGTGCAATATCTTTATTATTTGCACCCGGTGTTGTGTTAGTCGCCGGCGACGATGTTGCTCCGCCACCTGCACCACCCGAACCTTCATATGTCTTAGATGCTTCTGTCTGTTTTGGTGTATAACCGCTAATAGATCCAAAACCAAAGTTTTCATGTTCTGGGCACGGTTCATATGTAGGAAGTCTAGAAAGTGTTGTTTCTAAAGACTCGGCCTTTCTCTTAAACTTATCTTCTGGAATAAGTATTGTCCATTGTTGTGCAGGAAATGTTGCCGATGGTGGTTGGCCACCTGCATTGCATATGTATATAATATCATTATTGGTAATAAGATCGCCAGAATTGTATGCCGTATCTTTTTTCCACTTAGGGTATGTTACAGTAGGAATCCAGGTTGCAAGAATATTAATTTTCTCAACAAGTGGTTTTATTTCGGCTTGTTTAGCAACACCTGATGTCATTGCAGGTTGTGCAGCAATAGGTGAACTTAGTGATGGTGCTGCACCAGGGCCGCCAGTTGTGGCGCCATCGCCGCCGCGAAGTCCCGGGAAATTTCCTACTATGGTGCCGCCTGTTATATTGCCAGTGACATCTAAGTTTCCATTAATACCAACGCTAGTGCCAATTCCCACAAATGATGCATCTAACGAGAATGATCCTGCAGCAGTTTCTATAATATTACCTGATGCATTAAGACTCATATTAGCACTAGTACATAATACGACATCGCCCATACCTACAACAGATACGCTACCATTTGCTCCTACTCTGATATTACTTGTTGCCACTAAATCTATAGAAGCTTGAGTAGACATCTTAATACCTAATTTAGCATTATAATCTTGACCTGCTGCAATTGTTGTAAGACTAAATGCATTACCGATATCAATGTCCATATCATTATTAACAACAGTTAAGAATGCATTATTTTGTGTAGTGCTGTGCCAGTTATTAAGAGCCTGCATAACAATATTGCCACCGTCACCGAGTCCCTCGCCTTTATAGTTCCAGACAGGGATAGTCTTTGTTTTCGGTACATTATTTACATCATATGTGAATACAGTAGTTTCTTGTATTGTATCTTTCGCTGCCTTTATAAAGACGTTTTGTCCCGCCTCAATATTTACATTTCTGTCTGCACGAATATTGATATCTTTCTGGCCGCGTAAGGAGATAGTAGCAGCACTAAAGATATCTATGTTTCCAGTTTGATCCATCTGAACCCATGCTGTACCATCTCGATTAATCATGTAAACAAAACCATTGGTTTCATCTAGTCTAATCTGGGCACCTGTCTTTGTAACAAGCTGAACATACTCTGTACCATCGCCGTCATCCATAATAAAGGATGAGCCACCTTTTCTTCTAAACTTATCAGAGGTCACATTGCTATCAATTAATGGTCCCGGAGTAATAATACCGAATACAGTACTTGGCGCTTCGCGTCTTGCGCCGGATGTTGTTGTGCCGCGACCTTTATCGTTAATAAGTCCCTGATTACCGACACCTTTAAATTTCGTCTTCTGATACGGTTTAATTGCTCGATCAGGAGTATCAATGTTATCCCATTTATTATATTCGGCAACAGGTATAACCTTGCCCGGATATTCCCAGTTCTTAGCATCTGCAGCCATACCGGGAATCATATTATTCATAAACTGATTATACAGGCATCCAATCCATATCCCTCTAGATGCATCACCATTAATAAACATTACCAATACTTCATTATTAATGTCAGGCGGCACCATCCACATACCGTATGATGTCTGCGTCTGATCAAATGAATGAGTGTCTGTCTTGCTTATAGTATCGACGTTTGTCGCACCAGCAAACGGTGAACAATAGCTGCAAATCGTCCATCCATCGGGGTTATCTGGTGCAGAGCCAAATTCTGGAATCCACACACGTAATCTACCGTTTCTTTGGACGTCTGTCGCTTCTTTTATAAATCCTATAAACAACCCAGTCAGCGGCGATGACCGACCCATTGCCTCGCCGGCATCAGATTTCGTTGTTTTTGTTGTTCTGGTTAGTGTATCTGTATACGACATATGTACCTGTTAAAATTATGGTGAAGACTTTTGGGGCAATTGCTGACCTATTCTCTGTGTTGCTGTTAATCCACTATTAGATGGAATATTTGATGTAGATGTTTTTGTTGTAGGACTCACGTGTTTAGTTGTATCTACACCCGGTGGATTACTTGCAGTACCTGCTAATTTTTCTGTTTTTGTAGCAGTTACTGGGATTGCCGGTGGCGCAGGAATACTGGTAGATTGTAAATCTTTATTTGTTGCTTCTAACGTTGATAACAGACGTAAAAACTCAGGTAAAGAACCGAAATCGATCAATGGATCTAAGATAGCTTCTAATTCCTGACTAAATTTGCCATTCTCAAATTTGCTTATTACTCGCGTCATTTTATATATGCCACTAAATGCTTCTGACTCAGTAAATGGGTCTATTGACCCGGTGGTGTCATTAAATATTCTCGGTGTTCTAAAACGAATAACAATAAAATTATCTGTCCCAAGTATATTTACTGTAGCATCATCTCCTGGCGGCACATTCTTTATTTCTGCAATTGCATCAGCGTCAGCCATATTGGATTTATAAACTAAAGAGGTAGCATCCCTGCTAAGACTTCTAGGGAATAGCCAAAAAGGATCTCCCTTAATTGTCATTTTAATACTTTGTAAATCGGCACCTTGTCCGGAATATAGTGCCGCAGCAAACATACTAGAAGTTTTGGCACGACCCGAATCAGCAGCAGGATCAATACCTTTAAAGTTGCCTTCTTGTGGTGCTACCTGAGTGGGAATAGGTCTTAATTTTCCTCTTCCGGAAGCTTCAGCTGTTGATCGAGCACTCTGAGCGGCTGGCGAACTTATATCTACATCAGAAACAAAATTTAGCTTTCCTTGATTACTTTGGGTAGAAGATGCCAGCGAGCTCATTGTTAAAGGCTTATACGGTTTACCTGTCAATGGATCTGTCTGACCTGCAGTTCCTACTGTACCTTTCTGATTTAGGCCACCACCTGCTGCAAGTTCTTTTCCGTATGCTTGTTTCTGGCCAGGTCGACTGTGGTCTAATATGGCAGCATATTTCGCCGCAACCTCAGGACTTACTTTCGTAGCAGCTATCGACTTTTTTGCTTGTGCAATCTTGGCATCGACATTAGTTCCGGGAGGTGAATCATTAATGAATTTTAAAGTATTTCTGATAATTTCACCAGCTTTCTTTTCATTATCTTGATTCTCTTCTTGAGTAATACCCTTTGTGCTGCCAGCGGCACTATCAACATATATGCCGCCGAAACGCGCTGTTGCAGTTGCGAATGCATAATTCATATCTAGATCTAATTTTATAATTTGATCGTTTAATCCCGTAAATATGTAATTATACTTCTTTCTTAAGATTTTTTTCTTAAGATATTCATCTAATCTTTTTTTCATAGCAGGTATTGTATCGGGTGTCTGCCCTGTCTGTGCTGCATCTGCTTGTAGATTACCTAGATCATATTGAACTACATAAATGGTTATTGCATTAGCATTATTCTGTCGCTGGGCATCATACGCAATAGGCTTAGTCTCTGTTACAACTCTCCAGAGCTTTTTCATCTGATCTTTGCTTTCTTGAGGTGTATTAGGTTTTGCGGAAGGCGTCTTAGAATCTTGTACCAATTCCTGGCCCAACGATGTACTGCCCAATAATGAATCAACAATCTTATCAACACTCGTACCTTGTGTAAATGTTGCGGACTTCTTTGAAAGATCGACCCAATCGGATGCTCGTTGAGTATTCTTCTTATAATCTGGATTAACTAGATCTATCTTAGCTAATATCGGATCTACAATAATTTTAAATGTATCAGGTATGCTATAATTGTCAATTAATTGTTCATACGCATCTTCGTTTAATTTCTTTTCTAGGTCCGCCATCGCATCTTTAAATTTTGCTAGATTCTTTAGTGTAACGCTATGTAATAACGAAGAGTATGCATTTGCTTGAGCTTTTTCATCATACAAAACTGCTTCAAATTCGTATCTCGTGCCAACGTGTGTCACATTAATTTTTGACTTAGATATAGTAACAGGCCACACCCACCTCATCTGCCCGATTCCGCCATCTACTCCATTGATAACAGATGCTTCTGTTTCTGGATCGCGACCTCTAAATTCTAATTGTAGATAAAATGGACTAGTCATCCAATTACCTAAACCTAGCGAAATTGTTTCGTAGAATATTTTGTCTAATAAACCTGCACCCGATGGTTCTACAATTTCAAATTTAACATTTGTCATTGTGCCGCAACCACTTTCTACCGATGGGGTGGCGATACACGAGACTTCTACCTTATCTATTGTTAAATCAGACACACCGCTTTCAGCAATAATCGACTGAATAGCAGTATTAAGAACTGTCCCGGATGCAGAAGCAGACATAGGCACCATAAATAATTTCCAATGATATGTATAAACATCATAGTAATCTAATATGTTGGGCGTAAATGCCATACTAATATTATTAATCGGCGATGCCATATTTGCATATGCCGATTGAGAATCTTTTGCCGGATTAAATGTGCTTGCCGGAGCGTTTACAATTTGAGGTGCCTGTGCAGGAGCATATGATGCATTTGTTACTGGCGCTGGGCCGACTTGAGGTGTGCTAGTTGTAAATCCGTGTGCAGTATCAAATGCTGCAGATTCTTTATCATATGTTGCCTTGTCAACAGTTCTGCCATTAAGTGTATAGGTATGTGTGGTGACAGGCGGCGCCATGAAACTTTTCGGTGAATCTACTGGCATATTAATTCTTCAAAATGTTTTTAGGAATATAAATTTCTAATCCGGAAACAAAGTCATTTATAGGATCAATTATAAGATCTGGATTTCTAAGAGAGAATACCCACCATAACTTTGGAGTGCCATATTCTTGTTGGCTTAATAAGTCAGGGCGTTGATCAAATGCCGGCGGTATGACTAAAATCTTATCATAGTCGTTTGCGGCAATAGTTCTTGGCACCCATAGATCTAGATACCAATTTTTAACTGGGGTCAATAGATACTGACTCGTGTCTTTAGAATTGGTTGCCATTAAATGTATCCCTTATTAAGTAATTTACCTTGGCGGAATTTATCTAGATTAAATTCATTTCTCATCTTAATAGGAATATACTGAGTATCCAAATCTAATTGCACCTTTAAGTGTGTTGGTACCCAAGTGAAACCACCGTTATTACCAATCGGAAGATTTACGCCAATATTGCTAGAGAATATTTGATTATTTGCTGTACTAATTGGAATATAATCAATATCTGCCTCGTATGTGTATTCGAAATTCTTAACAATAACAGGGACATTATTAAATTGATAATCACCTAAATAGTTAAATATAAGGGTCGGGGGAGGTGTTCCTGCCTTCTCATACGGGTTAACACCGAAATAAGATTTCGTAACGGACCGGAAGAAACTTATCACCGCCAATAAATATATAGCTTCATCATTTGACTGCGCTGTAAATTCCGCAGAAATACTAATAGGTTTCGGATATGACCTAACATAAGCATTATATCCATAGTTTGAATGAATAAAGCTTGAAGGATCGTACTCTACAACGTTGCCTGTAGCAACAGACGGCGTATAAGGAAAAAGGACACCACGTGTTGACCATAGAGGGAATAAAATATTTGTAGGATCTCGTGGGCCGAGAACCTCTTCATTATCTAATGATTTCGGTTGTAATCGTGCTCGTTGATCTTGATTTGACATTTATATATTCCCTTATCTGCTTATTTATCTTGGTTATAAACAGGTGTGTTAATCACGGAACCCTTGACTCTACGAACTTCTTTTGTTATACTGTACAGAACGCTCTAAAGGAGAAAATATGATCGGTTCTATAGATTTTGAAGAAGAGGAAACACCGGAGGTTATTTCAATATTCCCGGTTAAGAAAGTTAACTACTTAAATAACAAAGATATGTTGAAGGAAATTCACCAGAGTAAGAATTCTTTCTGTGAATATACTGATCAGAAGTATGCTGACTATGATGTTATCATAGATAATGCTCAAGAAGCATTTCTTCCCGAAGTTCAGGAAAAAGCAAAAGCTGCCAGAGCAGCTAGAATTGGATCGGCTGCATTTGCTGTAGCGGTAGCTAACAACACATCTAGGACAGAGAGACCAAAGATGTCCGAATATAAGATTAAACCTGATACAATTAATGTTGATGATTTAGTATATCGTGTTTTAACATTTGAACATATTCCACTTGCACCCGGTAGAAAGAAGAATCCAAAGAGCACAGCAGATAGCCATGTTAAATTAAATTTCTTCCCATTCAAACATTATATTATTGAAAATGGTACTACAAAAGAAGTTGGCCGATCACATTCCAAAGGTGGAAAGTTTAATCTAGAGCGCGGTTCTATTACTAATAAGCTTGCTAAGATGTTTATCCTTATGGTAAACAAATACGGTCAACGTGGCAACTGGCGCGGTTATACATACATTGATGAAATGAAGGGGCAGGCTCTACTTCAATTAGCGCAAATGGGTTTACAGTTTGACGAATCCAAGAGTGATAATCCATTCTCATATTATACACAATCTTTACAGAATAGCTTTACGAGAGTTCTTAACTTAGAAAAGAAAAATCAAGATCTGCGCGATGATTTATTAATCGATAGTGGAGCAAGTCCTAGCTTTACACGTCAGTTAAATATCGAAGCAGATATTAGGCAACTAAGAGAAGAAGCACAGGAAGCGGCCAGAGATGACAACGAATAATGTGATCCAAAGTGATAAATAACATTATACACTTTGGATCGTAATATGTTTATCTATAAAATAACAAATGTCGAAAATAATCTCTGCTATATCGGATTCGATACACATCTCGAACATCTCGAACATAGATGGAAAACACATAAACGGGATTGTCTCACTAAAGATACAAAATTCTATATGGCTCTAAGAAAAGGTCCAGATAAATTCCGATACGAGATCATTGATCATTCTGACAGAATTATCGATTTAGCATTTAAAGAGATTTACTGGATAGATGAGTATAATTCATACAAGAAGGGCTATAATTCTACCCGTGGCGGTGACGGTATAGGACAAGATTTATCGCAATTTACAGAAGATGAGATTAACCAGTTAAAGCAATTATATAGTTTTACAATGACCGACTATAATTATAATATAAAATGGAAGAATAAAACTAATGACGAACGACGCGAATTAACGAAGCATTTACATACTGAAGAAGTATATAAAAAAAGATCAGAGACACTTATCGAATTTTATAAATCTCATCCCGAGTTAGTGGAAAAGAAAAGAGAACAAATGATTATATCACGAAATAAAAATAAAGAAATTCGAGATGAACAGGCAAAACTAGGCGGATTATTAGGTGCAGCAAAAGTATCTAAAAAAGTAAAGATAGAATTTGTCGATGGGACAATTAAAATATACGATAGTAAATCAGCATTCAGTAGAGAATATGGGTGCATAATAGATCGTATATTATTAAAAACAAAAGAAAATAAAACTCATCGCGGATTTAGGGGGTGGGAGATATGACAAATCAACTTTTTAAAAGAGCGATAGTTTTCAGTGACATCCATCTCGGTCTAAAGCATAATTCAGTAACACATCTCGACGATTGCATAGACTATACCCATTGGTTGATAGCTGAAGCGAAAAGTCGAGATGTCGATACCTGTATTTTTATGGGCGACTTTATGCACCATAGGAATACAATCAATGCTCAGACACTCGAATATAGCATTAAATTGCTAGGTATGTTGAATAGTTCGTTTAAGAAGACATATTTTATGGTCGGAAATCACGATTTATACTTTCGTGATAACCGTTCTGTAACATCAATGAAGTTTGCTGCACTATATCCTAATATTGTGCTCGTAGATGAACCTCTTGTTGTCGATGATGTTGCTTTTGTGCCTTGGTTAGTTAATGATGAGTGGGAAGATATTGTTAACATCAAATCAAAATATCTTTTCGGCCATTTAGAACTTCCGGGATTTAAAATGAATGCTCAAGTCGAGATGCCCGATCACGGTGGCATCAATGCAGAACATTTCAAACATCAGGATTACGTGTTCTCTGGACACTTTCACCTACGACAAACAAAAGGCAAGGTTACTTATATTGGTAATCCTTTCGGACATAATTACAGCGACGTTTGGGACTTTGAACGTGGTGCCATGTATTTAGAATGGGATAAGGAACCAGAGTTCTTAGATTATACAGGTGGACCGCGCTTTATAAGTATCAACTTAGCGGCATTACTAGCTAATCCAGATATCTATCTTAAACCTAAAACATATCTTCAAGTTACTTTAGACATCGACATAACGTACGAAGAAGCAGCTTTTTTACGTGAAACATTTATGTCTCAGTATAGCGTAAGAGAGTTTAAGCTTATTCGAAACCCCAATGATGATTTAACTAAGGAATTTACGGGTGATATTACACTAAAAACAGTGGATCAAATTGTTATCGAATGTCTAAACACGTTAGATAATGATTCAAAGTTTGAAATTAATAAATTCATCGAAATATATAATAATCTATGATAGTAATCAATTCAATAACAATTAAGAATTTCTTAAGTATCGGTAATGTTGTTCAGAGTATTAATTTTCACGGCACTGATTTAGTTTTGGTTCTGGGTGAAAATTTAGATCTAGGCGGCAACGATAATCGTAACGGAGTTGGTAAATCGGCAATTGTAAATGCATTATCTTATGGATTGTTTGGTGCGGCATTAACAAAGATCAGAAAAGATAATCTAATTAATGCCACAAACCAAAAGAATATGGTTGTTACAGTCGATTTTGAAGTGCATGGGCAAAAATATAAAATTATACGTGGTAGAAAGCCTAATATATTTAAGTTTATTAAAGATGGCACAGAACAAGATGATGGTGAAAAGACAGATGAGGCACAAGGTGAAAATTCTAATACACAAAAAGAAATAGAATTAATACTTGGCATTTCGCATGACCTTTTTAGTCACTTGGTAGCCCTTAACACATACGTAGAACCTTTCCTTGCGTTAAAAACAAATGATCAAAGAATTATAATTGAGCAGCTCTTAGGCATTACCAAACTCTCTGAAAAAGCAGACAAGCTTAAAGAAGAAGCAAGGATAACAAAAGATGAAATCAAAGAAGAGGAATTTAGAATTACGGCGGCAACGGAGGCTAATAAAAGGATTGAACAGAATATTACAGGGCTTGAGGCAAAGTCCAAGGCGTGGGATAGCGCGAAGTCGCTAAGGATAGATAAACTTCAAGCATCTATCTTAGAACTACTTAATGTTAATATCGATGATGAAATTGCTTTACACAAGTCTAAGAAAGAAGTTGAAGATTTAACTGCTGAGTATAGATCTCTTGCTAAAGAATTAAGCGGGCTCGAAAAGGATGTTACTGATTCATCTAGGACGATTGTTCGTTTAGATAAAGTTTTAGCAAGTTCTGTCGAGAAGATCTGCCCTACATGTAGCCAGGAAATGGACAAAGATACACATGCTGCGGTGCATAGCGAATATGTAGCCCAACATAGCGACGCCAAGACAAGATTAGCCGAAAAAGCAGTAAAACGGGACGAAGTAAAAACACTTGCAACAACAGTTGCATCTATGATCCCTAAGTTGCCCGAGCCCTTCTACGATACAATTGATGAAGCATGGAATCATAAGACAACACTAGATACCTTAGGTAATAGTTTAGCATCGGATTTAGATACAATTAATCCATATGTAGATCAGATCGTAGTTCTAAAACGGGACGGATTACAAGCAATTGATTTTACGGTATTGAATAATCTTGTCAATTTACGAGATCATCAAGATTTTCTATTAAAGCTATTAACAAACAAAGACTCATTTATTCGTAAGAAGATTATTGATCAAAATTTAGCATTCTTAAATCATCGTTTAGCGCATTATTTAACAGACATAGGTTTGCCACACTTAGTAAAATTCAAATCCGATCTAGAGGTAGAGATTTCTATGTATGGTAAGGAATTTGACTTTGATAACCTTTCTCGTGGCGAGCGCACACGATTAATATTATCTCTAAGTTGGAGTTTTAGAGACGTATTTGAGAATATGAATAATAAGATTAATATACTATTTGTGGACGAGCTCATCGATCAAGGGCTAGATTCAAGTGGTGTCGAAGCATCTGTTGCTATATTGAAAAAGATGTGTAGAGAAAATAATAGGAATATTTACTTAATTTCACATAGAGATGAGTTAGTTGGTCGTGTTTCGAATGTTCTAAAGGTAATTAAGGACGGTGGTTTCACAACAATAGAATCAAATGATAATATGGGAGATATATAATGACAGAAGATGAGACGTTTAATAAATTAAGAAAAGTTGAATTGAATAATATTGATGGGCGTATAAGAAAATGGTGCGAACGCACTGGTTTCAATATAAGTGATTGTCCAGATGTAGAAAATAGTCAAGAAGTTAAAGAATTCTTTGAATCAATCGGGTGGACATTAGAAGAATATAGAGAAGAATATACTCGAATCAAAAAAGCAGAATATAATGCTTTAACGCCAGATGAAAAAGCTATCGAAGATGCCATGGCAGAGTTTGATGAGCAGCAAGCTATTAAGGCATCATTAGATAGTGGAATAACGCAGGAAGATCTTGACAAATTTATAAAAGAAAATGGACCACTTACTGGAATACGCTGAAGCAAATAAGGTCTTAGAAAAGTATAGGTTGAATTCCATTAAACCCATACTGGCTGAAGATTATATAGAAATTAAAAGAATGATGCGTATTGCTCAATTTTTACCAGAAAGTGGTTGTAGGTTTATACCGGAGTTTAAGATCTTTCATAAAAGATACAGATATTGGCTACGTGTTTCAACTAAAGAAGTTCGTAAATTACAAATGGAAGTATTTAAGGAATTAAAGGTAGATCCAATGTCAGAAGATGAAAGTAAAATAGTGGCAGATGTAGTTATAAAACAAGCAATGAGGTATGGATTATGAATGAGTCTGAAGAGGAACGATGTTTCAGAATACTGAAACGACCTTCATATAATGATTTAAAACATATCTTTGAAGATTATGTCTCGATACAAACAAGAAAAACTCATTGGAAAATTTTTAGTCAAAGTGAAGATTATCCTCTTCACATTCGCGAAATGAATATTGTATATAGTTCGTGGGATAAAGTGATGATGGAAGGAATGTATTGTATAGAAAAACAACACTGGACATTATGCGAATTACTCGATGCGAGCGATCCCGATGATAGTAGTCAATTTCAACTTTGGTGGTTTATCAAGTTATTACATTATTCAACTAGATTGCCATTCTATAATAAGAATACTAATGAGTGGGAATGGAGTAAAGAAGCTGCCGAGGATTACTATTTAGTTCATAAGGAATATCCGGAAGGTAGGCTTTTAGAGGAATAAATATATGTTGTAAAGATATTTTAATGGTGTTCTTCTTGAATGATTGGCATTCTAAATGAATTTTAGTATGCTTGCGTCTTATAACAACAAGGAGACGCAATGACACCTGTAGAATTACAAAAATTAGTAGATGCTGTCAAGAATATCTTACCAGCAGTAATAAAAGAATGGAACGAAATTAAATTAATTCAGTTTGAGACATTATACGAACAATCATTTGAACAATATTTTAAAAATCTTCAAACACAAGAAAAAACAAAAAGGCTATCATCTATTTTAGATTCTATTTTTGCTAGGCATATACAGGCAATTATTCCCGAATTTAGGATTAATGAAGGCAATGGTAGAGATTATACATATGGAGTCATTGATATTGAATCGAAAATTACATTTGGAGCAGGACCAGGGTGGACTGGCAACGGATATCAGAAGACGCCGTGGCATTTATTACTAAAATTTAATCAAGATAGAAATGGTATAATAACAGGCCAATTTGCGATGATCGTAGATTTAAGTAAATGTGCCAGTAAATGGACATTGCCGGGAAAAAGTGGTAATTTTAGTGGCTTGACATTTTTAGCCGATGATGAAGATAAAATAAATATAATTGTTGGGAAAATGAGTAATAAAACAAAGAAGGGTAGAGATAATGCTACTTATCTTACACCTATAATGGAATAAAATATGAATAAAATTATAAACTGCGACTGCGTAACTGGAATGTTGGCTCTACCTGCTGGTAGTGTAGATATATGTATCACAAGTCCACCATACAACTTAAATATAGCGTATGGAACATATGAAGACAACAAGCCCAGGAAAGAATATTTAGAATGGTTAGATAATGTATTTTCAGCCGTAAAGCATTGTTTATCGGATAATGGACATTTCTTTTTAAATGTAGGTTATAGCAATATAGATCCCTGGGTTGGGATGGATGTTGGCCAGATTGCTAGAAAACATTTTATCTTACAGAATAATTTTACATGGGTTAAAAGTATATCTATCAATGATATCACAACAGGGCATTTTAAACCAATCAATTCAGAACGATTCGCAAATCCTACATGGGAACATTTATTCCATTTTACTAAAACAGGTGATGTGAAATGTGATAAACTTGCTGTAGGTGTCCCGTATATGTGGGATTGTAATATTGATAATTCTGGAAGAATTAGGGGTCGTTTAGCTAAAAAATATGGATTTAAGGATATAACAGATTTTAATAAAACTGCTACCAAAGAACAAAAGGAAACATTCGAACTTGAACTAAAATTAAAATTAGACAATAAGGCACCTAGGGCAGATAAAAGGTGTAAGGGAAATACATGGTATATTCCGTATGACACAATTGCGAATCGAGAGAAACATCGCGGATCTCATCCGGCCACATACCCAGTTGACCTTGTATCACAATGTATTAAATTTTCAGGCGTGCCGGAATCATCGGTATTACTTGACCCTTTTATGGGTTCGGGAACAGGTGCTATAGGAGCATTAGAAAATAATTTACAATTTATTGGGTTCGATATCGATGAAGATTACATTAAATTTGCTAATGACAGAATAGAAGATTACGAAAGAGATCAATTTAGTAATCTGTTTATTAAAGCCTAATGTCCTATCCTGTCGCAGAACTTCTCTGTCTAAAACATTTCGATTATTTGTGGCCATTAGCATATCCTACTAGATCTACCGAATCATATCTCGATCATCGCCAAACGGTAGCTGATGGTGCTTGGACAAATTTCGGTAGTCTGCTTGAACATGCTATTCATATCATCGGTAATATTACTAAACATAATACTATCGGTAAAGATTTTCACGATGAGTCTGATGCTAAACTTGCTTCGGTAAGGACAAGTAGTAAAGGAAAAGCTTACTCTGCTCCTATCACTAATCTACACCGTAAGCAAGGTTTAATAAGAGCAGTAGTCTATGAACGCAAACAGGATAAGTTTTATTACTTTGTCATACCATATGAAAAATATAAACATATTCCCAAAACAAGTAATATCGAAATACCGTTCAATATCGACGGCTCACCTAAGAAAGTAAATAAATGTAATGTAAATTGGTGGGATTATTCTAAAGATACATTCGAAGAAATTTGTGTAGAAGTAATAAAGGATGAATGTGAAGAAATTAAGAATTTGGGATGAATCTAATACTAATAAATGTAACGAAATATATAACGAAATCGTTTCATATGGTGCTAGATATATAAAAGCAGTAGATGCGTATCACAATAATGTTCCTTGTGGATATACATTAGTTTTTGATCCATCTAATATAAAACCCGAAGATAGAACCTATCTATCACTTACCAGGGGTTATAACTTCGGTTGAATAATATTTCACAAGATCAATGTTTGTCTGTTTAAGCCAAAAATCATCCCAACTTGTAAAATACCAACCTTTGTAATGTATAGATCTATCTGAGAGAAATCCTAAATTCTCTTGATAGACTACCCATTTATCTTTACGACTTATCTTAATTAGTATTAGATTTAAGTCTCCAACATCCTCAACATCGTGTTGCTGGGCAATCCATGCGTCAAGTATCTTTACATCTGTGGTCCATAATTGGTGAAATGGAAAATCTGCATAACTTTTGCATTCTAGATTCCAATGCTTCCACGCTTCTGGAGGATGAATATCTCCCTTCTTACCTTGTAGCTGTGCAGAATCTATTTGTGTCTTACGAAAATTATTCTTGCCACCTACAAATGCGCCAGATGAAGGTATACGAATAAATGACTCGTTATATGTAGCTGATAGAAACTTAGCTACATCTAATTCCCATGCATTACCTTTTGCTTTACTTTTCGATGGCATATTAAATCCCTTGTTATCACTATTTATCTAATGTTTATCTCCCGTTATAAATATAAGAAGCAAGGGGAATAAAGATGAGATTTCACGTATTAGGCGTTCCGCACACGGTTAGCAGTAAAGAATTTACAGCTTGTGCCTTCACACAAAAAGTAGTTAAGTTTTGTCAAATGATGTCTGACCGTGGTCATACTATCATACATTACGGTCACGAAGAGTCTGATGTTGTATGTGATGAACATGTTACGGTTCTAACATCAGATGTATGGAAACAAACATATGGTGATTACGACTGGCGTAAATCATTCTTTAAATACGATCTAAATGACTTAGCATATCAAACTTTTTTTAAGAATGCTATTAAAGAAATTGGAAAACGCAAACAACCTAAGGATTTCATATTACCTTTCTGGGGTCACGGCGTTAGACCTGTATGTGATGCTCACCCCGATCTTATAACAGTTGAACCCGGTATTGGATATCCAGCAGGGCATTGGGCTAGATATAAGATTTTTGAATCATATGCCATGCATTCTGCCTATTATGGATTAAATAGTGTATTACAGTGTAATGAAGATTGGTATGAAGTTGTAATACCTAACTACTTTGATTTAAATGATTTTACTTATACAAAGAAGAAAGATGATTACTTCTTATACATAGGTCGTGTTTATGATGGTAAAGGTGTTCATATTGCTGAACAAATTACTAGAGAAATTGGTGCAAAGTTAGTTATTGCTGGTCAAGGCAGTTTATTAGATATGGGATATAAGACTATCCCTGATCATGTTACTGAAGTAGGCCATGCTGATACAGAATTAAGACGAAAGTTAATGAGTAAGGCTCGTGCTACTTTTGTTATTTCGATGTATAACGAACCATTCGCAGGTGTGCAGATAGAATCTATGCTGTCGGGAACACCTGTTATATCTTCTGATTGGGGTGCGTTGGCTGAAAATAACATACACGGTTATACAGGATATCGTGGTAGAACATTTGAACAATTTGTATGGGCAGCTAAAAATATTGGTAATATTAAACCGGCAGATTGCAGACAATATGCGGAAAAGAATTACTCTATGGAAAGAATAGCACCTATGTATGAGGAATATTTTCAATCAGTGTTAAATATACACGGTAAGAAGGGTTGGTATGAACCTAATCCTGGAAGAAAGAATTTAGATTGGTTAAAGAAGGAATTCCCACATGCATAACGATTTAGAATTTGAACAGGGATTCTGGGGCGATTGCTGTAATACATTTGGCGAAGATCAGAAACATTTTATCTACGGTAATCTAATGGGATTAGTGGGTAATTATTTTTCTTATGATGCAGAGAATAAAAGAATACTCGATATCGGCGGTGGGCCTACTTCTATGCTATTAAAGACATATAATCTTGTCGAAGGTAAGGTTTGTGATCCTATAAATTATCCTCAATGGACTAAAGATAGATATAAGAGCAAAAATATTTCAGTCCAAGTAGTGGGCGGCGAGGATGTTAAAGAAACTGGTTGGGATGAAGTGTGGATTTACAATGTTATGCAACATTCAGAAAATCCTAAGAAGATTATTCAGAATGCCAAGCGTGCCGCTAAGGTACTACGAATATTTGAATGGATCGATATACCAGCACACGAAGGGCATCCACATATGCTAACGCAGCAGAATTTAGAAAAGTGGATTGGACAAGCAGGTAAAGTAACAGAATTAACAGGACAAAACGGATGCTATGGAAAATGTTTCTATGGAAATTTTGTCTTATAAAGGAGAACTATGGAATATACACAAGCATTTGAAAAGGCTATAAATCACGCAATGTTATACGAAGTCGGTAGCTTCTGGAATCTCGATACACCGGGTGCAGAAGATGGTACTAATGCTCGGGCCTGCGGATATACAAACGACCCCCATGATCATGGTGGAGAAACAAAGTACGGAATTGCTAAAAATGCTAATCCCGATCTAGATATTACACATATGGATTGGAGTACAGCCAAGGCAGTTTATTTTAGTCATTATTGGTTAAACGCTAAATGTGATAAGATGGATGGCCGCCTTGCGATATTACAATTTGATGGTGCAATACAACACGGGCCTGGTACAGCTTCTAAATTTATTCAACGTGCTATAGAAGTAGAAGATGATGGTGCAATCGGCCCCATAACACTTGCTAGCCTAGCTGATCAAGATGCTACTGAAATATGTAACTCAGTCTGCGATCAGCGTGTAAAATATTATAACGAAATTGTTGCTGAGGATCCTACTCAACAGAAATTCTTAGATGGCTGGTTACGCAGAGTGAAAGAAATGCGTGCATTTGTTACTAGCCCAGCACGAAGTTTTTAGCATATCAATATTGTTGCACTACTGAGATCAGCAACGATAAAGTAGTGCAACAGTAAAAAAATCTGTTCAAGCAAAATTATATAGATAGCAGGACTGACGCGCCCTGTGAACGTATTAAGAACTCCAGCGTATAGGTTTTATAAATCAAAACTACACAAGCACAATAAAACCCAAATCTTTTCAAAATCAAAAATCAACGTTAGAAAATCATAGTTAAGGTTAGCGAGCCAAGTTAATTTCTCGCCGGCGTGTCGTTCAGAATAGGGCGCAACAGCCAAGCCCGTTGGATATGCAATGGCAAAATCATATGAAAGCGGCCGAGTCGTGAGTAAGATGATTGAGTTTAAGTTTGTGGGAGGCACGTGAAACGGGTATGCCCTCCCAGATGCGTAATCATTGGTTATAAGTGGTTGCAATGCGTCGAGTCCTAGAGACCCCTTCAGAAACGCTGTAAGAAGCGGTAGTTGACATAATCAATCCAACACTACAAAATATTTCAATATAACAGTCTGCGAAACCGTCAGGTATTCCAGTATCCAGGTTTTGGATACCCTTGGTCTGACTCCTCCGTCAGTTATATTGCTTTATCTACATTATGTCTCTATAATACACGTGAGTTCGAGCAATAGATTAAATACAGACGCGACAGCGGATGGTATTTAATCTATTGCTGATACGGCACGAAGTGATGGATCATTAATAACAAAGGAAATATATGATACCTATAGATCTTGATGAGGCACGTAGAGCACTCTTTGAGAAGAAGATTAATATGTGGGAAATGACTCTCTTAGAGGGAGTGCATAAACAAGATGATATTTCTGAAAAGCAATATAATATATTATGCGTATTAGCAGAACAGATGCTACCGTATAAACTTATAAGACAATCCGGTAATTCTGCAAATAATGGGTGTCCTGTGGACCCATATTTTAAGCAACAATATTATTCTGATGAGTACTAAATAGATAACGTATTCGTTTCGCGAATGACTTGGTCTGTAAGACCACTTAAGGTTATATCAGTTTTCTTATATATGCGCTTTGTGAGCTTAATAATATCAGGACTGACATTAATACTAAGTTCTGAATATGGACGTAGGCGTATTGACATAATATCGTTGCCAATAGATTCTGCTGTAATGACTCCTGTGAATTTCTGAAAATGCATAGATACAAATGCATTGACACGTAATTCGATATTTCCCATGAACTCTTGAATTTCTACACGAGTTCTCTTATCTATATGTCTTGTTAACTTAATCTCACCCTTGGTGATATATACTTCCGTAAGTATATGATCACCTTCTGGTTTATTAATATAGATATGTGAAGTTTCATATATAATATTTCTATTTGAATTAAAATACATATTCACTTCTTTATCTTGCAAAGTGTCTGTCTCGTAAGGACTCCACTTGATGTTTTGAGCATCAAGTAATCGTGATAGGTCGTATACCCATCGATGTTTAGGATAACGCTCCCAACACTCGATATCATCTACCGGGATATCAAGTTCTAGCGTGTCTGTCTTTTTTTGCATATATTTTCCTTACATATATTCCTTACCACCGGGGTTCTGCTCTTTCAATCTCTTATTGAGAACTTTAATTGTAATCTCCCTATCTTGAAAGCTCATACCCCATGCTGAATTCCATTCAATCCCGCCCTTCATAAAGTAGCATATATCAGCTATTTGTTCTCTTAGTAATAATGATTCTTTAGCATATGATTGAATTAGGTCACCTAATTGTTCAGCAGGTAGAAAAATTAAGGACCTTATGAAAAATTTACTGGATTAAAATCAATCTCGCTTTCCCATTCGTGATTACATTTTTCACAATGAGGAGTAAATGTTCTTTTAATACCAATCTGATTTATTTCTTTAATTAAATCACTAATCTTGTCGCTACTCTTCTTATCAATGTTTTGTAAGAATTCTTTAATATCATTCTTATCTGACACATTAATTTTCTTACTTTCATCAACAACTTTTAATACAGAATTAACCATTAGTTCGTATGTAATAACAGATAGTTCTTTAAATGCTGTAGCAAAAAGTTTTAGTCTAGCATCTTCTGTGATATTCTCACTTTCGATAGCGCGTGTTAGTTTGCTTTGTTCAAACTGGGCATGTAGGCCTTTGAGTAATTCTGGAAAACCATAAGGTTTAACAAATATACTTAATCCATTATCCATATTAACAACATACTCTGTATCTAAGAAAGACATATTATCTATAGAATATTGCAAGTCTAGTGGATATAGATTCTTATGACTACATTCAGGGCAGGTTAATTCTGTCTCAAGTGCATCATTATATGTAGCAAATCTAATAGCTGTGATAATCGCATCGATATCATTTGTTAGTAATATCCGCGGATCACTTACCGCCGGCGTGCAGCTTCTAATAACTTCTAGCAATGCTTCACCGTTTAATAGAGCATCTGGATTCTTTAAGATAAGTTCATCTTTGCCAGTCATGGGCATAATTCCTACTTCTCCATTATCTGAAAAAGTTATAGCACCAGGCGCATAATATGATGTTCCGCTAGGTAGTTTTAGAAATAACTTAAATTGTCTGAAGTACCCCTTCAGCGGGTTTTGGCGAATTTCTTGTTTCATAATTTCCTCTTTAAAATATTTGATAAATAGTATCGAACATTGTTTATCTTATTTATCACGGGACTTAATCAAAGAAACATATGGCTGATAATTCTGTCTTTATAACTGGCATCGCAAAAGGTGCGCTCACTGAAGAAATTGAGAGTTTACCGCCGTGGGCAACGGAAAATACCGCGGTAACAGTTAAAGGAATACTTGCTCAAAGCTTATCTGTACAGAAACAGGCTCTTGCTCAACTCATTAAAACTGCCGCTGCCGGAGGCTCTGGTTTAACTCCAAAAGAAGTTAATGATGTTAAGGATGCGTTTGAAGACTGGGCCAAAGACTTAAAAGATGAGAATGTCAAGGAAAAGAAGCGTAATAAAGAGAAAGAGCTTGAAGATAAGAAAGAAAAGAAACGTCGATTAGAAAATGCAGAAGTATTTGGTAAAAGAATCTCTTTCGATCTTAGTCTTGCTGGCGCCGCAAAGCTTATCGGTGATACATTTGTTGAAAATAAGAAGACATTTGATGAGTTAACTGCTGCTGGTGTAAATGTTATAAGTGGTATGGGCGCAACCAAAGATGGTTTTCAATCATTGCGTCAACTTACAGCAGAAACTGGTGTTAGGTTTACAGAACTTGCTGCCGCAATGACAACATATTCTAATGCGGTAAATTCCTTTGGTGTTGGAAGATTTGCTAAAACTGTAGGTATGGCAAGTTCTAATTTAACACAATTTGGATTCTCTGCTAAAGAAAGTGCAGAATTATTAGGACAGTATCTAAGCATACAACAACAGACTTCAGATGTCAGCCATAAGACAGCCGAAGAAACAAATGATGGTCTACAGAAATTTGGTAAGAATGTATTTAGATTATCGATGGCAACAGGCCAGTCACGCGAAACAATCATAAAGCAGACAACAGCACTTGCTGAAATGACAGAAGCAAATATATATGCTGGGCAGGTCGGCACACAAGCAGCAGAAGGAATGACTACCTTTTTAGGATCATTCAAGAATCAAAACATCGCTCAACAGATATTAAACTTAATGTCTAGTCCTATTAAACAACTAAATGATACATTTATGAATCTTCAGAAAGTAGGTATGGGTGGTTTTGCTCAACAATTTACAGCCTTCACTAAAACACTCGAAGGTATGCCAGCAGAAGAACAAGCGCAGAAATTAAAAGCATACGTTGAAGCACACAAAGGTGAATTTGCACAGCAGAAGCAACGATTAGCATTACTAAAGCAGGCAGGTGTTGCTGAGGCAGGTGCAGCATTAGATTTCATTGTAGGATTAGAAAAACAAGCCAACGCTATTAAACCTCTTAAAGAAGAAGAGATTAAGCGACTACAAGCGAGCAATGCTGCAAGTAAAGGTCTTACAAATGCATGGGAAAAATTCATATCGTTGCTACAAAGAGCATTTGGCCCTACTGCTACAATGATGAATATATTAACCGGCGCATTAACCCTATTGATTAAACCAATTGAGTGGGTTATAAACGGATTAGATTGGTTAGGTGAAAAGATAGGTGGAGTATTAAGTGCTTTCGGACTTGCTGATAGCTTTGATTTAACAGCTTGGATCGGTGTAGGCATTATTGGTGCGGCATTATTACCAGTCTTTAAAGGATTACTAGGTGGTTTAAGTGGTTTAAAAAATGGATTTAAAAACCTTGCTGCTCGAGTTGTGGGTGGCCCAGCGAAAGGCGCCGCAGGTGGTGCAGCTGAAGCCGCAGGTGGTGGAGCAAGTAGTGCATTATCCACATTAGGCAAAGGTATTGCAGACTTAGCGAAAGGCGCCGGCAAAGCCGTTACTGATATATTAAAAGGTATAGCAAACGGAATAAAAGCATTTGGTTCTACTCAAGTATTGAAAGGTGTACTAGCAATGGCAGGGATTGCTGCATCATTATGGATTCTTAGTAAGGCACTAGTCGAGTTTAATACTATAGAATGGGAATCTTTAGCAAAAGCCGGTGTAGCACTTCTAGGATTAACTGTAATATTAGCAATAGTTGCACCTGTATTAGATGCAATGTTTGTTCCATTGGCATTCGCAGCCGCCGGCATTGGATTATTCAGTGCAGCATTATGGATATTAGGTGGAGCAATACAAGCCATAGGGTCCGGATTTACAATGCTCAGTGATGGGCTTGATTCTCTAAAAGATATTGGTTTACTAGATATAATAGGTATTTCTGCCGGGTTAGTGGCATTAGGTGCCGGGCTGGCATTTGCTACTCCATTCTTATTAATCGGGTCGGTAGGATTGGTAGCATTAGGTGCAGCATCAATGGTAGCAGGACCCGGTCTTGCTTTATTAGCATGGGGCCTTAAAGGACTGAGCGATATCAGTGGCATGCAAATAGCAGGTATTGCTCTAGGACTTGCAGGTTTAGCGGCATCAATACTACTTGTTTCTCCTGCATTATTATTAGCTGCCATTCCTCTAGCAGCATTTGGTGTTGCTGCGGCAATCGCGGCAGTACCTATTGCATTATTAGCATGGGGTCTTAAATCATTAATGGAAGTTAGTGCGGGTGATTTACTTGCAGTAGGAGGCGCCTTAACGTTATTTGGGGTCGCTCTTGGATTTGCATCACCATTCTTGGTAATTGGGTCGGCAGGATTAATTGCAATTGGTGTAGCGGCATTAATAGCTACGCCCGGATTATTAGGCGTTAGTTTCGCATTTAAAATATTAAGCGAAGCAATTACAAATTTATCAGCTATAGGATTCTTGGGATTAGTAGGTATCGGATATGGTATTGCTGCATTAGGTGTTTCACTTGCATTTGCAACACCTTTCTTATTAGTGGCATCTGTCGGTCTAACAGCAATAGGTTTAGCAGCATTAATTGCGGCCCCAGGAATAGGATTATTAGGTGATAGCTTTAAGTCGTTAGCCGAAGGTATGAAAGCATTTAAGGATGTTAGTTTATTGGATATGATTGGCATCTCGTATGGTCTTATAGCACTAGGAACAGCAGCCGTTATTGCATCACCATTACTATTATTAGGATCTCTTGGATTAGCAGCATTTGGTATCGCAGCATCTATGGCAGCACCCGGAATAAAGATGCTAGGCGAAGGTCTTACATTGTTAGCTGATATAGATGGATCATCATTAATAGATTTAGGAATAGGTTTAGGTGTTCTAACTGCTAATGGTAAATTGGATTTAATGAAATTTGGCGCAGCGGCCGCTGATGCAGCGCCAGGAATAAAAATGTTAGCCGAGGGATTAAAACCACTATCAGAAATAAATGGAGACAATCTATCTGGATTATCAAAAGGTTTAAATGCATTCGGTATGGGTAGTGCAATGTCAATAAGATTACTTGGTATTGCCGGTGAGATAGCTGGAGAAGGATTATTACTTTTAGCAAATGGACTAAAACCACTGGCTGAAATAGTTGGTAATAATTTAGCTGGACTAGCAAAAGGTTTAAATGCATTCAGCATCGGAAGTGCAGTATCAATATTAGAACTCGGCTTTGCTGGTAAGAGGTCAGGTCTCGGATTATGGCTTCTAGCAGATGGTTTAAAACCTCTATCAGAAATAAACGGCGACAATTTGGCTGGGTTAGCAGCTGGCTTAGCTGCATTCAGTATCGGAAGTGCAGTATCAATATTAGAACTTGGCTTCGCAGGTGAGAAATCTGGCAATGGATTGTGGCTTCTTGCATCTGGATTAAAACCATTATCTGAAATAAATGGCAATAATCTAGCTGGTCTAGCAGCTGGTCTAGCAGCATTCAGTATCGGGAGTGCAGTATCAATATTAGAACTTGGCTTCGCAGGTGAGAAATCCGGACTTGGACTATGGCTTCTAGCAGATGGACTGGCACCACTTGCTTTAATAAGCGGCGGCAACTTAAAAGGTTTGGCCGAAGGCCTAAAGGCATTTACTATTGGCAGTGCAGTATCGATATTAGAACTTGGCTTCGCAGGTGAGAAATCAGGACTAGGCATAAAAATATTAGCCGAAGGATTAGCACCGCTTGCATTAATAAGTGGCAGCAACCTAAAAGGTTTAGCTGAGGGTCTAAAAGCGTTTACTATCGGAAGTGCAGTATCGATATTAGAACTTGGCTATGCAGGTGAGAAATCTGGTAACGGAATAAAAATGTTAGCTGATGGATTAGCACCGCTTGCATTAATAAGCGGTATTAATTTAAAAGGATTGGCAGAAGGTTTAAACGCATTTACTATCGGAAGTGCAGCATCAATATTGGAACTTGGCTTCGCAGGTGAGAAATCAGGACTAGGCATAAAAATATTAGCCGAAGGATTAGCACCGCTTGCATTAATAAGTGGCAG